TCAGCGACTTTTGGGGGTATCACGAAAATGATATCCCCCTTTGTTGGAATTGTCATAAAGAAGTGGCGGTGGATATTCATCACCTAATACCGAAAGGCATGGGTGGAGTCAAAAACAACAGCCTTAATAGAATTGATAATCTTTATGCGTTGTGTCGCAAGTGCCACACTTTAGGACACTCCGACAAGGAGCTAAATGAGCAGTGGAAAAAAGATTTATTAGAAAGAATAGAATGGAAAAAGGAAAACCCGAATGATTGGTAAAAAATTATGCAATGAGGTAGTGAGCATTGTTGAAAGTCGTGGCTTGGATTATGGCGATATAAAAACAAACCATGAAGAAATTGCTAAAGGGTGGTCAATAATATTAGGAATAGAAGTAAAACCGCATCAAGTGGCTTTATGTAACGACTGGCAAAAGACAGTAAGGCTAAAGGCTAATCCAAAGCATCACGACAGTTATAAAGACAAAATGGGGTATATGATAACTTATTCGGAGTGTATAAAATGACCGATATTTACTCACTTCAATTTGACCCCCACAAAATTTCCCATCAACAAGAAGAATTAGGAATGATATTCGCTGACTTAGATACCGCTTGTGAACTAATGAAAAAAGAGGAAAAAATGATTATAGCGGAGTTAACGCTTCAGTTTTCCAGACAAAAAATGTATAAGAATATGAAAGAACTTGATGGTTTAATATTTAACCACGACAAGTTTAGGGATTTCACTAATAGATATAGTGAAACCTTAAAAAAAAGGAACAGAGCCAAAATAAGGTTCGAATCCTTCAAAGCGTTTAGAGATGACCTAAGAACTAAGGTAGTCAATGAACGAGAACTGGCAAAAGTTAACTTATAGAAAGGAGTTTAAAATGCCAAAATCACAAAAGGAAAACATCCTAGAGTACCTAGAAATAGGTAACAAAATAACCCCACTCGAAGCCTTGTATCAGTTTGGCTCTTTTAGATTGAGTGCCATTATCTTTGAATTAAGGCAAGAGGGGTTCAATATCATTACGCACAAGAAAAAAGTCGATGGCAAAACCTTTGCGGAATATGAACTTGTAAGGGGTGAAAACAATGGTTGAGTATGATAATTCAAAAACTTTTCTTGAGTTCGAATTGCAAAGAAAAATTGATAAGCAGAAAGAACGAGGGTTATCAATACATTCAGACGAAATAAGGGTTATGGACAACCTTCTGGATGCTCTACACGAGTATGTCACAAGGTTTGGTAAAGACAGTAATGTGTATGCAGAATGTGTTCTTCTCTATGCTCAGATAAATAAAAATAAAAAGAAAACTCAAAACTTTATGGATTTGATATGAGAGAGCATTTTGAAAAATTTGATTTGTTGCCTTTATCTTTCTCACATTTGAATGAGTTCGCTTTTTACAGGGAACGATGGGCATTAAGGAGAATATTTGGGTATGAGTTCCCTACAAGTGCATCGGCCGTCAGAGGGCAAGCGGTTGAGTCTGGTATCAATATGTTTCTAAATGGAATACCGCTAGAAGAAGCCACCGAAAAGATGGTTGCTGAATATGATGCAAACTGTTCTAGGATTAATGACCCGAAAACAGAAGATGAACGAAATAACTTAGTGCCACTTTTACAGCTAGGAACTAAGGAGTTTCAGAAATATGCTTACTCATGGAATCTATTGACCTACCAAAAGAAGGTAGAAATAGAGATAGAAACCATACCTTTTGTTGGTTATACGGACTTTCATTTTGAGGATAAAAAGACCAAAGAAGATTTTTATATTGATTTGAAAACGTCAAAAAGCCTACCGCAGAGGGTTAGTATTTCCCATGCAATGCAACAATCCATCTACCAAAAAGCGACAAATTCGAAGCAAATCTTGTGGTATCTAAAGAACCCTACTAAGACTAAGGATGCTGAATTTATTGCTATGTCGTTAGATGATTATGGTGAGCCTATGCGGATATGTAAGCATATTCTAAAGGTGATGGGTAATTACCTAAAAACTGTAGATACCCCAGATAATGTAAGAGATACTTTAGTGCCAAACCCCGATAACTGGATTTGGAAAGAACCTACAGTATTGCAAGCTAGGAAGGAAGTTTGGGGATATTAACCAAAAAACCCCTTTAGGTTTTCATCTAGAGGGGTTACAATCAACTAAATTGGAGTTCAATATGATTATACACGAAAATTCAAAACCAACGCAGAAGATGAAAGCGTGGTACTTATTCACAGAGGACTTTGTGGCAGGAACGCAACACCTTACAAATGAGGAAGTCGGAATATACATAAGGCTGTTATGCTTTAACTGGAATAAACGTTGCTCTGGAATACCAAACGATTCAGAAACACAATACAGAATAGCGAATTGTTTTACCGATAATGAGAAAAAAAGTTGTGATAATGTTCTAAAAGAGTTTTTTGTTTTAGTGAACGATAACCACCAGAACGAAAGACAACTACAGGAATATCTTTATATTTCAAGGCGTATGGAAGCATCTAAGGAGAATGGAAAGCTTGGAGGAAGACCAAAAAAACCTAGCACAGAACCTAAAGGTAACCTAGATAAAACCCCCCTAACCCCTACCCCTACCACTACCCCTAAAACAACCCCAGTAAGTTATGCACCCTTATTTTTGAAGTTTTGGGATAAAATAGCGAATAAAGTCAGCAAGGGAACAGCCGAAAAAAATTACATGAAGCTTGAAGACGAATGGATAGAAAAGCCAGAAGAACTAGCCGAAATGTATAATAAGTACTACAAATCGGTAGAAGACAAAAAGTTTGCTAAACAACCTGCTTATTGGCTATCCGCTAAGAAGTATGAAGATGAAAAACCCAAAGCACCCAGTACAGATAAGGTTGATATGTATTCCTTTAGACTCAAAGAATACAAAAAGGTTATACAAGAAAAAAAGTCTAGAAATTATGTTTCCCAATGGGCGGTACACAATTTATGGGAAGTTGAAAAAGCTATCAAGGAGAGTGAGTTTACCAAAGAGGAAGCTGAAACGTATCTCGATTTAAAAGGTTGGCTATAATGCTTGAGATTGTTACATTCACTATGTATCTCATTACTATCACAGATATAGAAACCGCTAATGTTGAAGTTCACCGCCTTGTATTTGATAACCATGCGGAATGTATAGCACTAGCAACAGCCATAAACCAAGTGCGTGACCCTATTTCTACAAAAAAGAATTGTCGTAGTGTCATAAACTATTATTGGGATTTGCCATGAATAAAGCACAAAAAATTTTAGGATTTGGTGACAATAGAGAAAAAAATGATTTCTATGCAACGCCACAAGAGTCAACAGAAAGCCTTTTAAGAGTTGCAAGTTTTAGGGGTGATATTTATGAACCCTGTTGCGGTCAAGGGCATATTTCAAAAGTTCTCAAAAAACATGGCTTCAATGTGTTTTCAAGTGACCTAGTAGATAGAGGATATGGAACACCACGCATAGATTTTCTCATGGAAACCCAGAAGCACGACAACATTATAACAAACCCACCATTTAAGAACGCATTAGAGTTTGCTGAAAAGGCTGTAGAACTAGCTAGGTATAAGGTGGCTTTACTTCTCAAACTTAGCTTTCTGGAAGGTGTAGCAAGGCGAGATTTCTTTAAGAGATACCCACCAGAAAAAGTATGGGTATTTAGTCAAAGACAGGCACTAATGAAGAATGGTGAAGCGTATAGCGGTGGTATGTTAGCTTTAGCATGGTTCATTTGGTCAAAAGGAAATATTGAATCACCAACAATAGGATGGATATAATGAATAAAGATTACGAAAAAATATTTGCACTCAAGCCTATAGTTCCCGACACAGGACAACGTAATACTAGGGTATTCAAAAAGAAAACAGTCGAGATAATGAAAAAACTTGCGGAAAAGCAAAAGAAAGAAAACAAGAAAAAACTTTAAAAACATCAAATAAGTGCTTGATATCCCAGGATTTTTTGTATATCTTTATATTATGGAAATAGAAAAACTAAAAATAGGACAAATCGTAAAAACCGATAGCTATGATTTTAGCAAGGAACTTTTTCAAATTGTAGGTTTTACACCAAAGAGAGTAAAAGTAATCAGGGTTTCAACTGGTAATAAATACCACTGGTTCATTGCAAGTTCAACAATTACAGAAATAGTTGAATAATTTACCATTTATTGTTAAATCTTTATATGTGGTACTAAGTGGACATAGTTAAGGACTGTTCATTGTCCCGAAGCAATGATTAGTGGTTGAACCTTGAGAAGCCT